CGCTGCAACAACTGCGTGAGTTGTTTTACCAAGACCAGGACCGCCATCAAACAAGAGTCCAACACCAGTCTGCCCTAGACCACCGACAGTCTTAATGCAGTTGCCTGTCAGCATGTCCTCTAGCCAGTCCTCAATGATGGGTGGGAACTCTGTCAGCATGTCGCTAGGTTCTAACCCTAGGAACCGCCGAGGGATGTTTGAGTTGTTAAGTATCCACCGCTTCTTGGCAGGTTCTAACGAATCAATTTGGTAGGTCAACGGAGACACCTCTGTCGTCTGTGTACTTGCCCTTACCGTTTGTTGTCATGTGCGTTTCGTGAATCGTTATAACAAAATACTTCTCACCTGGGAACAAGATGCTTGTAACAACATCAATAATCTTGGCTTTCCACTTTGGCATATCAACAATTGCAAAGACTGGTAGGTCTTGTTTTTTCTTAGCCATTAATCTTCCCCTCGTATCGCTCTAAGTACTTGCGTCCAACAATCGTGTTATCAAATGCCCGACCGTCGGAAGCATAGAGGAAGTCATCGCCCTCGTCATCTACTGGGTTGGTGAGTCCTTGATTTTCTCGTGCCTTGTTCATGTGGGTTCTAAACATCGCAAGGTATCGCTTGTAGAGGTGCGGTGCCTCATCGCCTACATCTTTGAAGTTCTTCTCGTCCACCATAAACATCTTAAGGATTTCCATTTCGAGCAGGGCTGTCGTTTGGTATTGCTTCCGCATCTTTGCGAGTGCTCCCGCCAGATGGTTTACATTCACGGTGCCTGGTAGCCACGGGAACTTACGACCTACAAGGAAGGAGAACTCAGATGCCACATCACGGGTTGTCCACTCTGCCACGGGTCGCTTGCCTCGGGTCTTGGTGTCCCGCTTTGAGGGCGTGGACCTCGGTGACTCGTCGGCTAACTTTCCGATTCCGCCCACTTGCTCATCCCGCTGCTGCTCTTCTTTCCAAGACTTGTTCATGGTCTCCCCACTCACTTTTTGTATTTTTATATTTTCATTACTTATTAACTTATTAACTATATGACTATTAGGTAGGAGCACTAGACCATCTGGTTCATGTGTTGTTAGCCTCTGTGGAGGCTCACTAGAGTCTATGGACGTTAGCCTCTGTAGAGGTCCACACAGCGTGTACCTCGAAGTCGTGTAGAGGCCCCTATTGCGTTTTCGCCTCGTAGCGGCGAGATAACCCGCGTCCTCTAAAGCCTTCAGTGAGGCTTTGACGTGACTGTGTGCTGAGACCTTAGTCAGGGCGGCGAGATGACCCACTGAAGTCTCTATGACACCTTTGCGGTCTGCTAGATGGCACATTACAACTAAGAGACGGAACTGATAGTGAGTCAGGTCCGCCTCTAGTAGTTCGTCAGGGATGTTCATTACGGGCGACGGTACTTTCGTTTCCCATCTTCGTCAATTTGGTCCATGACCATTTTGTAGACAACAGCGATGAGGGTGTCAGTGAAGTCTGATAGGACTTCCTCAAGACGCTCTTCAAGGACTGCTGTTTCCATGTCAACGAGACTAAGACCATCTGAGATATCCCAAATCTCGTTCTTCTTACCTGCTGACCATTCGATAACCTCAAAGCATTCATCTGAGTCGTCCCAGGCCACGGCGACGAGGTCTGTTTCTTCTAAAGAAGCAAGCAGAACCATCAGGTCTTCACCTGTTCTTACAGGTATACCTTGTTCAGAGGCTGTAATAAGTACTTGGTCGTGTGTTTCGTTTGGTTCTGCCGATGGCAAAATAACCTCACTGATTGTCTTCTTTGCTAATAGCAAACGAAAACCGTGGGTTACATCTACATCATCGGAAGTGCCAACTACTAATAGTTTTGGCATTTTATTCTCCTAGAGGCGACGGGTGGTTACTGCGACTGGTTTTTCTAAAAGCATCATAACAGCAAGGGACAAGAAGGCTCCTGCGGGTGCCATGATGATGAGGTCGTAAGGAAGATATCCAATTAGGTAAAAGACACCTGCGGATAATGCAAGGGCTAAAAATCCCTTGAATTTTTTAAGGTCGTAGAACGCATCTACTGCCCCAATAAAAAAAGATGTAAACGATGTTGCGATTATTAAGTCGATTATGGTTTCCATAACCGCATCCTACTACAACTAGGAAGTGCCTTCTTCGCCCTTATAAGAACGGACACGCCATTGTGTTCCCATAGGCACCCACTGGCTAAGGCTGTCTAGAAGACGGGCCATCTTGATAGTACGGCTTTGATAGAAGTAAGAGTATGAGGCGTGGGCGGTACCTGACCAGAAAACACCGCTTGCTTCAGGTAGGGAACCGTCAAAGTAATCTGTAGCGTTATAGCCCGCCTCTACCTGTGCAGCATCCGCATATACATTTATAGAAGAGGAAGCCAAAGTGCCAGCAATAGTTAACGACAGGGTTATGTTTCCTGTTTCTGAAAGGTCTTCTGGAATGTAAAGGCTAACGCTGTAACGTGTCCACGCAGAAGTTAGGGCTAATGTAGAAACTGCGTTAACTACGTTAGTTGAGTCATCGTCATCTGCAACTAAAGTCATTGTTAAAGTAGAGTTAGCGGATGCCTTCATATAAATGGACGCTGTGTAAAAAGTTCCTTGTGTTAATTTATATGTAGTAGGGGTTTTGTTAGCGTTAGTTGCTAAAGAAAAGGCTGTTTGACCAGATAAACGCATAGAATATGTTCCAGGAAGTCCTGCAGGTACTGTTGTGTTATCTCTGGTTATTGATGAGTTAGTAGTCCAAGAAGTTGTGTTGGTTTCAAAAGAAGGGTTAGCAAGAATGTTTACTTTACGAGGCTCTAAAAATACGTCAAAGCCTCTAGCCTCATCATAGTTAGTAGCAGTTGATGCTGGAGCCATCTGAACACAGTCAATGTTGTATGAGTTTTGAGTTCTAAACATTAAACGAAAACCCGCATACACAGCACCTGTTGGAGCAGTAGCAGTTTGAGCAATACGTTGATAAACACCTGTAGTTCCAAACTCAGTACCAATTACTGGCGTACTTATTTGAGCACCTAGTTCGTCATACCAATAGATTCTTCCTTCAACATTGCCGTTTGAATCAGAGGCAGCGTAGTAAGAGAATATGTAACTAGTACCAGCAGTTACTGGAACTCCTTTTGTACGTGGAGCATCAGTGCCTATCCTCATGTTTGATGTATTTGTAACGCTACCTGTTGCTGAGGTTGAGGCTACATTTCCAGAACTATTTGCATAAGAAAAAGACGTTGCAGTTATTGGGGCTGCAACAGTTACACCAGAAGCGTTAAAACCTGAATCAACCCCTGTAATGTTGACAGTGTCTCCTACGTCAAACCCGTGAGCAGCACTTAGGGTTAGTTTTGCAACGTTATTCGTTCTTTCTTTTAGAGTGACAACTGAAACGCTAGTTACAAAACGTCCTGAGTACACCTTTTCAATAGCATTATTTCCAGTAGGTGCTGCTTTATTGCTTACGCTTGTAAGAGTGCCGTTTGTTTTTGTCCAACGACCAATACTGTTTGTAAAAGAAGAGTCCTGAATATCTAAAAGAAGGTTTGGTGAAACAGTTACTGTTGGAGCATAGCCAGTCAATGCTTCAATATAGCCAGATACACCTAGGTAAGTACCTTTGTTTTTGTAAAGGTAAACGCTTTCTCTGATTAACTTCTTTTGATTTTTATTTGGCAATCCACGTTCTGGATAAAGACCTAAATCAATTTGATACAGTCCAAGAAGTGCGGGTGGTGTAGTTCTTTTACCATACGAGGGTTTTAACAAAGAAGCGTAAGTTAAAATCTCATCATAAGAAAACGAAAAAGGGTTTAAAAATTTGTAGATAAAAGAGTCTGTATTAGGTATACCTGTTGGAGTTTGGTCTACTGTTGTGTAAACCTTTGGAATCATTTCAAACAAACGGTCTTGTGTACCAAAGTTTTTTGGAACAACCGTGGTTGCATAACCTGACTGTTTCCACACGTTTGCACTAGTAAAAATCCAAAGGGTGTAATAAACAAACTGTCCATTTGGTGGGTAATAATCGTTATTTAAATCTGCATCTAAAAAGTTGTCTTTACCGTCTTCATAACGGTCACGTTCAACTTTACCCGAAAGACTGGTTGTTGAAGACTGTTCCCAGAGGATGAGTCCATCTTCTGCAGTTTCTGGATAGTTGTCGTTGTTTCTTACTAAACGGATTTTTGTAAAGTTTCCTGAAGGGGGGTTCCAAAGAATCCAAACTAAATCGTAATCCATAGCATAAGCAGACATAGGTTCTGAAGACAGGACAAGTCGTGGAGCCTGACCATAATAGGCTCCACTAAATATCGCACCCGTATACTTTGCCACTTAAAAGTACCTACGCAGTCATTTGGACGGCTATGTAATTTAACTTTAGAGGGTAGTTGTTTCCGACTTGTCCATCTGTAATTGGTGTATCCATCTCAACTTCGTATGTAAACTGAGAAGACGACGTGCTTTTTACTGTTCCAAATCCGTTTTTAACTGTTGTTGGATAAGTCACTGAAACAAACACAACTGGAATTAAGTTAAACCTACCTGCGTCAAAAGTCTTGGTGCCAATAATTAGTTGGTCTCCACCACTTGATGTAGTTAAGTTAATAGTTCCCACCTCAATAGCGTAAGGAACTTGAGCAGGTCTAATTATCTGACCATTAAAAGTTGCTCCACTTGTAAAAGTGTTAGCCGTATTTAATTTGGCGTAGTTTGTTAAATCTGGATAGGCAATAGAAAGCGATTCCCATTCGGTTCCACTCCATACTCGTACTTCTCTGTAATTAGGCATAGTTACTCGCTAACTGGTGGGGTAAAGTTTGTGCCATCCCATTTCCAACCAAGTTGTGGGTTGTTTTCAGCACCACGGGTAAACTCAACAACTGTTGGGTTACTTGTAAAAACCGCAGCATGGCGTTCATCTGTTCCCATTACAACAACAACTTCACCATCTAATACAAATGCTAGGTTTTTTGTTATTTCTGGTTTCTCAGATGTACGTTTCTTAATTACTGGTTCACTCATTTGATTCTCCTTCGGTAGATACTTTAACAGGTCCCCACTTACCTACGGGGCATGAAGCGTGAGGTAATTCAGCCTTTTTAGTCATAAAGCAACCGCATTTCTTACAAGTCTTTGTGGCTTGAATAAGAAAAGGACAGTTTAAGCAGTGATTAGTATAACGATACTCATAGGTCTCTTCATCAACTCTACCAATTTTTGGGTTTACTAAATCCCAAGGACGAACTGAATCCCCTGCTTGTTTTTCTTTCCATATATCCCAAGGTCTTTTTTCCATTTTATTGTCCTAACGGTTTAACAGATAGTGAGCCTATTGTACGTCCATCTTCAAAGTTACTTGAACGTGCAACAACCCCGTATCCAGTACCAGTTGCAAAAAATGTGTTGGTTGTGTATGTGCCTATTTGATTAGCGTAAAGGCTGTCTGTATAAGCATTGACAGTCAGTGTTGTGGTATCTGCCGATATTTTTACTGCTGTCCAACGGCTAGGAACTTCAACAGAGGCAACAACTGAAAATACCCCATCAACCATTTTTACTATTTGTAGGTAGTAATAGTTGGTGTAAGTAGTTCCTGTAGCCGTTTGGTCACAAATGGTTCTAGAACCCGTTTGGCAACAGGCGTATAGAGGCACGTTTGTATACCCATCAGGTGCACACTCATACTCCGTACCTATCTGTACGTACACCTCATCAACCGCACAGTACTCAAAGTAGTTTTCAAACTCTTCATAAACCTCTTCACAGGGGTACTCAACGTACTCAGAATCACAAACCTGTCTTGTTGCAGTACCTGGACTACAAATTCTTCTGACTCCACTACCAACAACGTAGACCCAGTCACAAATAATAGTTTCGTACTCTTCGTCGTAACATACTTGTTCAACTGCACCTGGAGGGTCTGGGCAAATAACATCTACAAGAATATAATCCGTGTAATAATAAAGGTCATAACCACCAGGGCAATCAAAACCATAAAGTGGTGTGACAGTTTCAGTATTTGGGTAGTCACAACGCAAAGTATAGTCGTACGGTTCAGTACATGCAGAAATGCAATAACTTTCTTGATGAGATGCTACACAATATGAGTACGTTTGAGCCGTTTGATTATAGTAAGGAATAACACCCCACCAGTTATTAGCATCTGTTACTCGAATAGCAACTCCAGTTCCTGGAGTAAGTTCGTTGGCTTGAATGTCAAAATCTAAAAAGCCAGCATCAATAGATGCCAAGGGGTAATCTGATTTTGAACCTGTTGTTTTAGCGTTGTTACTATTGATTTGCCATTGACTTCTAAGTATGGTCCAGGCTTGTCCAGAATCAGCCGTACCTAAACCAGAGGTTGTGTCTATTCTATCAAATAGGTCTAATAATTTATCTGCCCAAAATTGTTGCCATTGACCGTTTACTTTTATGTAGCCAAATTTAGCCTTCTTCCAACCGCCATTTACTTTTGCAAATAGCCCAGAAGCAGATTTAAAATTTCCAGATACCTTAGAACCAATAGCCATGTGATGTCCTAAGCAGTGTACTTAATCCAGATATCTCCGTTATTACCACCAGTTGGGTCTGTTGTTGAGACCGTGATGTTACGAAGACGTGAGGTTAGTGCTTGGTCTCCCGTAAGAGTTCCACCAGTGATTTGAATGGTTGTATCAGCAGCAAGAACAGCGGGAGTTGAATCTGAGTCAATCCAAATAGTTCCTGTAGGTAATCCTAAAGCAGCAGCATCAGGCTGAGTTGTTTGCATCAAGATTGGTTTGATTTCTTGACTGTTTACAAATAACTTTCCAGCAGCATCTACTTTAGTAAGTACGGTTCCAGCAGAGTTTTTAAAACGAAGAAGGTCTGCAGTTTGACTTGTAAACCCTTGAAGGTTTAAACCAACAACAGTTGCGTTTGCAGACTGAATGGTTTCTCCACCAGTAAACCGCATGTACTGAGTGTGAACATCGCCTTTAATGCCTTTTTCAATGTTAGAAACACGAGCCGCTAAAGAAGAAAAGGTAGTGGTTACGGCATCAAATGTGCCTACATAGCCACCAGATACGTGAGGCATTGAACCGATGTAGTTTTCAACAGCCATGACTTCATCTTGAAGGCTATTGATGTGTTCCGCAACAATGATTTGCGTATAGTCGGTTTTATTTTGAAAGGGCTTGGTACCCGTTGGGTAGTCTGCTGCCATGTTCTTCTCCTAACAGTTCTGGTCAATTCTGACGGTATTTATGGTAAAAAACTTCCTGAACTACGGGTGACTATGGCTAACGTTTGCTTTTGTCAGCATCTGTGCCTCTAAAGTCTTAACTTTATTGGCTAAAGCCATAATTGTTGCTACAAGGTCTACTTCGGTTGTTCCATTATCAATCCGTTCAGTAATGACGTGAGCAGATAACCCAGTCAGAGATACTGAGTCTTGAAGAACCTTTACATTGACTCTTTTACCTGGGACTTTTTTGCCGTAGGTTCCAACCCACAGTGGGTAAGAGGGGTCTCCACCTTCGTACATAACCCATACTCCGTCACCAATTTCTGGTACCTCAGTTTTTAAGGCAGACGTTTCTTTGGGCCAAGCCCAAGGAAGTTCTTTGCCAAGAGCACTGCCACTTAGTTGTGGAACATTGACTTTAAGTCTTCTATGACTTTCTGGGTCTTTGTTTGCTACAACTGTTCCACGATAAATACCTGTATAAAGTTCTTCTTCCATGGTTATACCGCTGCAATAATAATGTCGTTTTCTGCAAATGTAAGGATTTCATAATCTGCAGCAGTAATGTCCGCAATACTTGGTGTTCCTCCAGTAATGTACAAGAACGTTACACGTGGCTTTTTGCAACCAGCAACCCCTTGTAGTACATACACAATATCCTCAGCATTAACTGTGTCACCAAAAGCAACATAGTTATAACTAAAGTTATCAAGCAGAGCCTTTTTCATATTTTTAATTGCATCTTCTGATGTATAGGTTGGGTCTAAAGTAAAGTTAACTCCTATGTAGATAGGCTTATATGTAGGCTTTACAACAGTAAGCGAGGTACCAATAAGTAACTTGTCTGCAAGGTAAGTCTTTATTTCGTCTCGTAAAGAAGTCCACTCAACAGTTGCTTCGTACACACCAGGAGTTGCTGTTTCTACAAGACCAGGAGTTGCGTCAGAGTCGTTGATGTCCCTACTTGGTGCTACATATAAAGTGATTGCTGACCAAGAAGAAGCAATAGCACGAGCCTTACCACAGTTATTAACAGATAAAGAAAGGTTTTCTATATCTGCAAGAGTTACGGCACGGTTTTGAGAGTTTAGATATGCTGGTGCATTGTTTCTTATCGAAGAGTCTGATTCTGGTTCAGAACCACCAAGACCATTAGAGGTGTTAGATACATCTAAGGTTCCATTTAAAGCAATGACTTGTGCTTCAGAAAGGCCAGGAACGTAAGTGATTGTGTCTACAACCGCAGTAGAAATATTTCCAAGAACTCCACCACCAATTATGTAGGCGGCACGAATACTTGCTAAACGTGTAGGTATAGCACCTGACACACCGTCTCCAAATAACACGTAGACGTTGTTGTCTTTATCGAGTCGTGTGCTGTAAACGGTGTCGTTTGGACCGTAATCAAGTAAGTGTTTTACTTCAGTCCACTTTTTGTAGGTAACCCCACTTTGTACGTAAACATCTATCGAGTCACTAACAACTGGGAAATCTTCAATGACGTAACTTTGGTCAGGTTGACCGTTAGAACTTCCTAACAAAGCACCATAAACAGAACCAGCCTCTACGGTGTTTGATATTCCTTCGTAGGAAAAAGCAATTGCTTGACCACGTACACCAGAGGCAAATGCTGGAACAGTGACTGCTAGTTTGGTTGTAAAAGTAACAGTATAGACAGCGTCTTCTACAGTAACGTTTCCGCTAACACGTGTTCCTGCAGGTACGGTTACGCCACCTGCAGTAGTTGAGTTGTTATAAAAAGTAATATCAATTAAAGCGTTTTGATAGCCAGAAGGAACATAACCATAGGTTTCAGCAATTGCTAAAATAGACTCACGTTGAGTTGCTGTAGTAATAGAACTTTCATTGGCAATTCTGTCAATGTAGTAGTTAGAGATATCGCCCATGTAAGCAAACGCTTCAATAAGAGCCATACCAAAATCTGCTTGGTCTGCTCCAGTCCATTCAGGGATTCTGTTTTGAAC